ACATCGACAACGTTGAACTGAATAATGAATGGATCAAGTAGTCGCTTATGCGGCTATTTATTTTGATTAAAAGGAGTGAAGCACATGTCTAACAGGTATGTGACGGTGACGATCACCTCGAACACCAAAGGCACCAGTCAAAAAGGCTTCGGCATGCCGTTGATTTTGTCTACTAGTGGTGCATTGGCATACAAAGAATACACAGGCATTGAAGGGGTGGCTAAAGATTTTAATTCTGGTACTCCAGAATATGATATGGCTGCAGCTACGTTTGGCCAAGACCCTAAACCTGAAAAACTAGCCATCCATGGTGTGAATTATGACACTGCAGGAGGTAGCGTGCCTACTGATCTAACGGACGCTTTAAATACTCTTATTGTAGATCACAATGACTTCTATTTCTTAATGTGTACTGAAAACGGTCCGGATGAAGTTGAAGAGCTTTCTGGATGGGTGAATACGCAGAAGAAAATGTACTTTGTATCAACAGATGATCTAACGGTTTATGCAGGCGCTTTAAATTCAGACCGTACAGTGGTTATGGTGACCAACCAACCAGGTGAATACCCAGCTGAAGCATGGGTGGGAGCTTGTGCACCGTTTGCACCAGGAACAATCACGTGGACCTTTAAGACTCTAAACGGGATCTCTAACTCCGGGTTAATGAATTCTGAAGTAGACAGCGTTGAAGACGCAAACGGGAACGCTTATATCGAGCAAGGTGGCGTGATGATTACGTCTAACAGCAAGACGACAAGTGGCGAATACATTGACGTTGTTCGCTCTAAAGATTGGCTAGAAGCACGTATCACAGAGGGTGTATTCTCGTTGCTTGCGAACTCCAAGAAAGTTCGTTTTACCAACGCAGGCATTGCTCAGGTTGTAGCTGCAGTAGAAGCACCATTTAAACGTGCAGTGGCTTCTGGTGTTATTGGTCGTGATGCAGAAGATAAGCCAATGTATAACGTGACAGCTCCTAGTCGTAGCGAAATCTCGCAGACTGATCGAGCGAACCGTAAGTTACCAGGTGTTACGTTTGGCGGCACTATCGCAGGCGCTATTGAAGACGTTGGTATCAACGGAAGTATTGAAGTTTAAGGAGGGGATCGATCATGGCAGAAGTATATAATCCGAAAAACGTTAACACTGTCGTGGATGGCGTGATTTTAACCGGATATCAAGACGGGACAATGGTACAATGCGCTCGTTCTAATGATAAGTTCTCTATGGACGTCGGGTCGCAAGGTGATGTCACGTTCATCGAAAACGCTGATGATACAGGTCAGATCACAGTGACATTAAAACACACAAGCCCATCAGCTAGTTACCTTATGAGTAAGGCTAAATCGAAGGAGCCATTCCCTGTTCAAGTTATCGACTCGAACACAGGGAATTTTAAATCAGGTGGATCCGAGGCTCTTATTCAAAAGTCGCCTGATTCTGAGCGAGGTAATGAAGTATCTAGTTTAGAGTTTGTGTTTCTTGTAGCTGATTATGACACAGAAATGAGTAACTAATTTGGAGGTGTCTCAATGAGACAGCATAAAGTAACTGTTGAAGGAACTGAGTACACGTTGCAGCATCCAGGTGCATTTTGGTACCTAGAAATGAAAGACCGTTGCAAAAACGCTAACGGGGTACTAATGGAATCGAAGTATTCTCGTGAAATGTTGGAAAATGTAGTGGTGAAACCGCAAGTAACACCAGAAGAATTTGGCGAGGACATTATAGCTCTAACCCAGCTTGTGAATGAAGCCGAGAACTTTCTTGGCTCCCGGCCAGATAAGTCAACAAAAACTCAAAAAGAGGGTTGAAGATAACTGGTTCTTCTGGAGAGTAGCAACCTCTCCATATTTCTCATTCTCTGATGCAAAACGAATGGAATACGAAGAGCTTCTTTCAGCGAACCATGCACTGGATTTAGTAAAGAAAAAAGGGGAATTTTAGGCCTGGCATTTCAGCTGGGCTTAAAAAATCCTGCCATTCGAAAGGAATTTTTTACTATTTGTTGAATAATAGTACAGAGAATGGAGGTATAAGAGAATGGAAGAACAAGATCAATGTCCGAAATGTGAAAAGTATAATGTGAAAGAATCGAATTTCCCTAGAGGGTTTTATGTAGGTGGAGTATGCGGGGTGTTAGCAATCCCGTTGCACTGGAACATGGTGATCGGATTGGTATGTATCGGTGTAATGCTATTAGGGTTAGTATCTATGATGGCTACCGGACAATGGAGAGGTATCAAGAGAGCAGGTATATTCTTTGAAATCCTAGCGTTGATACTTATAATTCCCTTTCAGTTTAATTTCGTTACAGTTGGAATATTAGCGCTTGGTATTTTGCTTTATTTAATAGGCAGACCTTTGCAGAAAAAGACTTCCGAACGTAACTATAAATGCGCTGATTGCGGATATGAATTTAAACACAATGAACTAAATAATAAAGAAAAATCTGAGAGCGTTCCTGTATAAGGGCGCTTTTTTTATTGGGGGTGAAATAGATGAATGTGCGTGACTTAATTTTCGGGATAACATGGAAAATAAACGATTCTCCCCTGAGAAGAGCTGATAGGCAAACTGATAATTTCAGGCAGTCTGTTGGCCAACTAGAAAATGAAATGGGCGTTGTAGGGTCTGAAGGAGAACGCTCTTTTGGAAGGATTGAAAGATCTGCAAATGATGCAGATGGAAGTATAAGGTCAATAGAAGACCCTAATATTTCTGGAGGTCAGCCTGTACGAGCGCTCGGAAACATAGAACATGAAGCAGATCAATTGGGTAGTACAATTAGATCGATACCCGATCCTAATATAGATTCTTCCCAAGCGAGAGAAGAGTTACAACGGACCCAAGAAGAAGCTGATACGTTAGCTGATAAATTAGGAAACCTTGGTGGCGGAATCGCTGGCGCTGTAGGTGGCGGGGCGATAGCGAACGATGTTTTGAGCTTTTCGCAAATACCACGTGAGTTTGAAGCTGCACTTGGAGTTACCAGGAAAACAGCTGAAGGCTTAGCCAAAGAAACGGAAGACTTATTCGTTAACGTTAAAGACATAACAACTACTGAAGCTACCGAATCCGTTTTAACAGCCTCGAAAACCTTTGATGTAGTCGGAGAAAGAGCAGGAGAGCTTGGTACCAACATCGCCCTATTGCAAAGTCAAACAGGCGCCGATTTAAACCGAATAGCCAGAACTGCTTATTTAATGGATGAACGATTCAAAGACATCAAAGGACCTCAACAAGCTTTTGACATGCTAACAGAAGCTTCGCAGAGATTGAATCCAGACGTGTTTGACGAACTTCTTGATAATACCGAGGAGTACAGTAACAATATTTCTAAAGCAGGTATGAGCGGAAATGACTTTTTCTCGGCTATGGTTGAAGGTGGAGAAAAAGGCATTCGAGTAATGGACAGAATGGGCGACTCATTAGCCTTTGAATTTATAGGGAGAATCAAAGAAGGCGACGAAACAGTTTTAGATTCGTTATCTACTGTGGTTGCGAAAACACAAGGTCTTGGCGACGTCACACTTGGAACGATTGACGAATACGAGAAGTTAACAGATAAGATCCAGGGGCTGAAGGCTAAAGGAGAAGAAGTGCCGGAGGACCTTAAAAAGCGCATGGATGAATTGAGCCAATCTGTAAAGCCAGCCATCCAACAAACAAACGAACTGCGGGAATCAATCATTGAAGGTGGTCCTGAAGGAAGAGAAGCGATCAACAAACTTATTTCAGGTTTTTCAGACCTACCAAAAGAACTCAAGGCAGCTCATGGAACGAATATATTCGGGACCATGTACGAAGAGCAGGGCGAAGAGTTTATGCCGATTTTAAAGAAGGCTGCTAACGAGTCATTTGGGGAGATAGGGACATCAGCAGAAGAAATGGAAAAACGTAATAAAGGCGCCTTTAACGAAGCCAAGAAAGTATGGAAGGAAGCTAGAACTAGGCTCGGGTCTGTTGGTGACGCCTTCGGAGGTGCAGGCGAGCTTATCGGCGGCATGCTACCTGCAATCGGAGCTTTTGTCGGATCAGGAGGACTAGGAAAAGTCGGTGATATTGCCAAAGGAGTCGGAAAAGGAGTTAAATGGACAGGAAAAAAATTCGATGACTTTGGCCGGAAAGTCTGGAATGCCGGTCGGACCTCCAGTAGAGGAGTCGGAAGAATGGGCTCGAGAATGGGCAGCGCATTCAATACTATTAGAACTAAGGCTGGATCAATGGCTAGGGCAGCAGGTAGTAAGTTCGGTTCATTAGGTCGTTCTGCATGGAACACTGGTAAAACCGTTGGGCGCAATGTAGGAAGAATGGGTACTAAAATCGGCAAGTTTGCCGGAACTGCAGGTAAGTATTTGTTAGGCGCAGGAAAATACGCCTTTAGGTTCGGAGGGAAGATATTAGGTGCTGCCCTCAAAGTTGCTAAGTTCGGTTGGCGGATCGGTAAACTATTCACTCCAATTGGTTGGTTGATCACGCTAGTTATGGATGTAGGTGAGACGATCATTACAAACTGGGGTAAAATCACAAGCGCCTCAGGAGAAGCCGAAACAGCCATAGGCGGATTCTTTAAAGGGATGTGGATGGCTGGGAAGCTTTACATTAATAAATTGATCGGCCGAGTGAATTGGCTGATCGAAAAGATTAATCTCATTCCTAAAGTTGATATACCGAATATTGATAAGTTAAACACCATGACAACAGAATCTGCTCAAAAGGGTGGTTTATCACCTATGGCTGCAGGAATTGATGGTTCACACGCTACTGGGTTAGCTGAAGTTCCATACGATAACTACAATTCACTTCTCCATAAAGGTGAGTCCGTATTAACCGCAGATCAATCGAATGTCTTAAGAGATACGGGCATTCTTTCTAAACAGGGAGATAAGCCACAACTTAACTTAGGAGATAGACTGTCAGGGTTTAAGAATAATATATTAACAGGGTTAGAAAAGATCGGTTCCATCTTGCCTCCCGTTCTAAAAGTTGAAAGCGAAACGAACGTAGACAAACCTAAGGCAGAACAAGTTCACCAAGAATGGGTTACGCACTTTAATAACTCTAGAGAAGAGAATCGAACATCCGAAAACCATGAGTCCAATCAGTACAACAATGAAGGAGCTCGTGTAGAGTACAGCCCTAACTTTTACATTTACGGTGACAATATTGATGAGAATAAAATTTATAAACTAGCGAAAAAAGCTTCTGATCGTTCACTGGAAGAGTTTTTAGAAGTGATGGGAAGGAAGTATCCGCGCGTAACGGAGGGGTGATAATCATGGGATTACTAGCTGGCGTGTCTGTGTTTGTGCGGTCGGAAGAAGTAGCGAATAGCGCCGAAGTTACCAACCATCCGACAGAGGATGGGGTGAGCATATCGGATCATACAAAACCAAATCCTCAAACGATCTCAATAACAGGCGTCATTCAAGGGGATGATGCTAAACGTCGATGCGAAGATCTAGAGAAGGCTATGAATAAAGGGGAAATCGTTTCATTCGAAAACACAAAAGCCTATTTAAACATGGCCATCACCTCTTTTGAATATAAAGCTGATAAAAGCGTGAAGAAAGGTTACTCATTCGATGCTTCTTTACAAAAAATGCGAATCGCTAAGTCCTCTTATACCAAACTAAACACCATAGATAAAACGCAAGTAAGCAAAACTTCAAATGCCGGGAGAAAACAGGCCGAGAATCAGCCTTCAAAAAATGAAGAGCAGTACCACACCATCCGAAAAGGGCAGACGTTTTACGGGATTGCTCCAAAGTATGGCACCACCTGGCAGAAGATTGTTGAATTGAATCCTAATGTAGATCCTAGAGCTTTGCAAATCGGTCAAGAAGTCAGGGTGGTGTAACGGATGGAGACGCAATACATTCCTGTTAATAAAGAACAAATCCCATATCGTTTTGAAATTCGTCTAGGTGCGGAGCTTTTTACGTTTGAAGTCCGATATAATGCTGATTTCGACTTCTTCACTATCGATTTAGAAAAGGACAGAGAAGTTCTTGTGTATGGTGAGAAGGTTGTGTATGGTGTTCCTTTATTTCATGATATCGAAGACTTCAGGTATCCAGTCACTTTAATCACACCGTCTGATCTATCTGGACAAGAAGAGCAGGTTGCCTTCGATAACTTAGGAGATACAGTATTTCTGGTGGTGGGGTCATGAAATATTATGGACGAAAAACAAGGGTTGATATCGATAACTTCTCTATGAGCGCAGACGATCTAACCATTCATTTTGATGTGCCATTTGATGATGAACCAGAACCAAATGAAGCGAAGGTAGACCTCTACAATTTGAACAGTGACACGCTAAACAGAATGCGCAAAGGGCAACAGTTAACTGTCAATGCAGGGTACACAGAAGATGAGGGAGTTATTTTAGGTGGCTTTATATCTAAGATGCTAACGAATTATGAGAGCGTGGACAAAGTTACTTCTATAAGCGTGTTAGATGGACAGAAGATGGATAGCAAAAAAACCGAGAGCATGTCATTTAAAAAGAACATACGAGGCTCTCAGATTTTAAATAAATTAATTCCTGTGTTGGGGTTGCCTGTTGCAGTTCTAAGTCTTCCTGAAGATAAAACGTACCCAAAAGGGTACACAGCTGACGGTGAAGTGACCTCAACTATTCTAGAAGTCGCGCAAGATTGCGGGGCTTCTTTTTATATTAAAAAAGGCCAGGTGTATATTCGACCACTAACAGAAGGGGATGACATGAGTTTTACACTGTCGCCTGATACAGGGTTGATTGGAACTCCGTCTCCTTTTGAAGAAGAAGGCGCTAACGGAGAAACGGTTACTGGATATAAGGTGAAATGTTTGTTGCAGCACAGAATTTCAACAGCTGCTATTATTCACATTAAATCCAAGTATGTTTCTGGCCAATTTCGAGTTAAACGAGGGCGCCACCGTTCGCAAGATCAAGACTTTATCACGGAAATGGATGTGATCCATGATGGCTAGTCAGCCGATGTCAAAAATGTCTGTTTTTAAACACATGATTGAAGAGCAAATGCTGAACCTTCATACAGCCATGCCCTGTAAGGTTCTTTCTTTTAATGAAAGTGAAAAGACAGCTAAAATACAGCCTCTTTACAAGTACAAGGAACGAAATCAAGAACCCATCACACGTGCTCCTATCGAGGGAGTACCCGTCCTTTATCAACGGTTTAAAACGGTCGATACCAGGGCTACCTCAGAAGAGCCTTTGCAATACACAGATGAAGAAGTCATTCGCGAGTTTATTCCTATACTGAATCCTGGCGATGTGGTTATGGTCGTATTTTCAGAAAGAGCGCTCGATGATGTGATGGGCGGTTCTGTTGCATACCCAAGCGCACACAGGCACCACAACTTGCATGATGCTGTGATCATTGGGGTGATTGGATGAAGTCATTAAAACTTGCGAATGGCGATTTATCCTTAGACAAAGGCGAACTATTATTAGTTGATGCGGAAGAGGAACTAGAACAATCCGTTAAACTATGCACTGCGACCAATAAAGGTGAATGGTTCTTAGATCCTGACTTCGGCCTAGATTTTTATGCCATCCTTGGCCATAACCCTACTGAAGAGAAAATGCGCGATGCGTTATTAGATGCCTTTTCTTACGAACCTCGTATTGATTCAATTGAAGACCTAAAGGTTGAGCGAGAGGGAAGGAAAGCGAAGGTGTATTATAGAGCCATTTTAGTTGATGGTACTTCCATCGAGAGGGAGGTGGATACAGGTGTTAAATGAGAATGGGTTTAAACGAAAAACCTACGATGATCTAAAAAGCGATATGGAACAAAAAGCAAAAGAAGAGTTTGGTTCTAATATCAATCTCTCCAGTCGTTCTCCTTTAGGTATTCTAATTATGATTTTTGCTTGGTTTTTATCTGGTGTTTGGAAGCTT